GGGCCCGTCGATCTGCCCGCCGGCCGCGCGGGACTGCAGTTGCAGCTGCCGGCCGATCACCGCCGCGGCCGCCGACGATCCGCCGGCGACCTGCACGGCGACCTCGACGTCGGCGACGGTCCCGCTGAGATTGTTGAGCGCGTCTTTGATCCGCTTGATCTTGATCACCGTCGGGTCGAGGTTCGTGCCCTGCACCGAGATCGCGATGTTCTTCGGGATCAGCCCGACCTGATCGGCGAGCGCCGCCGCCTTCACCGCGCCGAGCCCCATCGCCGCCGCCGCCCGAATGTAGGCGTCGCGGCCGGTTTGCATCACCGCGGCGGCCTTCACCGTGTCCCCGGTCTGCTTGAGCGTCTTCGACGCGGCGTTGTCGGCCGCGGTCGCGATGCCGTCGAGGGCGGCCTGGTTGTCGCGGCCCTGCTGTGTGTGCACGTCGAGGCCGGCGCCGTTCTTCCGCACCGCGGCGGTCGCGTCGTCGATCGCCTGATACATCGCCCGGGTCGCGGAGCGCGCGTCGAGTTGCGCGGACCCGAACCCCTCGATCGTCTTCTGCAGCGCATCGATCGACGTCGTCGCGGTCGACGCCTGCCCGGTGAGCGAGGCGAGGGTCGCCGCTTGCTTCGCCGCCGCGGCCGCCGCGGTCCCCTGCGCGGCCGCGAGGACCTTCGCCCCCACCGCGCCCTTCCCCTGCGCGATCGCAAGGAGGTTCTGATCCGACGCGGAGACGTGCGCGGCCGCGGCCTGCTTCGCGAGCTCGTCGCGGTAGGCGGGCATGCTGTTCAGCAGCGTCGAGATCTCGGAGCCGGTCAGGTGATACTTCTGCACCAGCTGGTCGAAGGACTGCGCCGCCCGGCCGTAGTCCTGCTGCGAGAGCCCGGCGAGCTGCTGCCCCATCGCGTCGAGGTTCGCCTCGTTCGACTTGTAGACGTCGGACAGGTGCGCGATCCCGAAGGTGAGCTGGTCGAAGATCTTCGCCGAACCGGCGGATGAGAACGCGGACCCGTCGCCGAGCTCGTCGAGCGAGGCCTTGAGCCCGTGCCCCGAGTCGAGCGCGGACCCGGCGGACCTGAACGTCTTGTCGAGGCCGGCCCAGCTCTGCTGTATCGCGACGGCGGACTGCGAGATCTGCTGCGTGCTCGCCGTGCCGTGCTGCCCGAGGGCGGTGAACGCGCCGACGATGTCGGTGACGCCGGCGAGGATCACCCCACCCTTCCCGAGGGTGCGGGCGAGCCCGCCGCCGGTGACGTTCAGCTCTTCCATCGCGGCCCGGAACGCGACGACCTTCGGGACGGCGATGAGGAACGTCCCGCCGAGCAGCCCGACACCGGCGACGAGCGCCCCCGCGGCCATGACGCCGCCCTGCACGGCCGGGTTCATGTTCCCGAGCGCGGTGACGACCCCGGTCGCGCCCTGCACCAGGCCGCGCAGCGGGCCGGTCGCCGCGGAGCCGGCTTTGATCAGGTCGGTTTGGAACGCGGCCCCGAGCTTCTGCGTGTCGCCCTGCAGGCTGTTCATCTTCCCGGCGGCCTGCGCGGACGCGAAGCCGGCGTCGTTGACCGCCGCGATCCAGTCGCGGATGCTGGTGCCGGCCTTGTCCGCCGCCTTCCCGCCGTCCTGGTAGAGCGCCGTCGCGCCGACGATCGCATGCGAGCCGAACACGGTCGCGAGCGCCTGATTCCGGGTCGCGTCGGACAGCCCGCCGAGCTTGTCGCGCAGCTCGTCGGCGAACTTCGCGATCCCGACGAACTTCCCCTGCGAGTCGTTGATCGCGATGCCGTACTTCTCGAGCTCCGCTTTCGCCGCGGAGGTCGGGTTCTGCAGGCGGAGGAACATGGAGCGCAGCTGCGTGCCGGCCTCCGCGCCGAGGATGCCGGCGTTCGCGAACGCCGACAGCGTCCCGACGGTGTCATCGATCGTCAACCCCATGTTGTGGGCCTGCAGGCCACCGTTCTTCAGCGCCTCCCCGAGGTCCCCGACCGAGCCGAGCGCCTTATCGGCGCCGGCAGCGAGGAGGTCCGCGAGGTGCGGCACCTGCCCGGCGGACAGCCCGAACTGGGTCATCGCGACGGTCGTGATCTCGGTCGCCGCGGCGACGTCCATCTGCCCTGCCGCGGCGAGGGTCAGGGCGCCCTTGAGCGCGCCGCCGAGCTGCGCCTGCACGCTGACGCCGGCCTTCACGAGCTCGATCTGCGCATCCGCGACCTGCGTCGCGGAGAAGCCGTAAGCGGTCCCGACGGTCATCGCCGCGTCGGAGAGCTGCTTCATCGTCGCGCTGTTCGCGTGCGAGAGCGACTGCAGCTGCGCCATCTTCGCCCCGAAGTCGGTCGACGCCTTGATCGCGAGGGCGAGGCCGGCCGCGGCCGCCGTCCCGAACGCGACCATCCCGACCCCGAGCCGCGTCATCGCCTCGTTGTGGGCGCGGAAGGTCTGCGTCGCGGTGCGGGTCGCCTTGTCGACCTCCTCGGTCGATTTCCGTGCCGCGCTCATGTTCGCGAGGTAGTTCTGCACCTGCGCGGTGAGGACGACCGATACGGTCCGGGATGCCATGCGGGGCCTGCTTCCTTACTGTCCGGGGTCTGCGGGGCCGTCTTCGACCCGGGTGAGGCTCCACAGGAGCGAGCCGGCGTCCTCGTCGGGGTAGGCGGTGCGGCGCTGGTCCTGCGCGGTGTTCAGCGCCCGCTGGGCGTGATCGACGCGGACGCGGGTCTCGTAATGCCAGCCGCGGAAGCGGTCGTTCGGGTCGGCGAGCGCGCTCGTCGCCTCCGTCATCGGGATCCCGTGCGGTCCGATCTCCTCCTCGGTGTCGTCGACGGCGAGGAACAGGGTCGCCTGCTCCTCGTCCCACTCGGGTTCACGTTCGACGTGGAACACGGTCGGGCGTCCCTCCTCATCGCGAGCTGCGACGGTGATCCGCTCGCGCGGCTCCCAGCCGGTCATCCGTTTCACGCTGATCCCGAGGGACCGGGCCAGCTTCACCGTTTGGCGGAACCGACCCGTGAGGCTTTTCCCGCTGCGGCGATCCTCTGCTGCGGGCCGTAGTCGTTCAGGTCCCAGATCGCCGACGCGATCCGCTCGAACTCGTGTCCGGAGATCACCTCGAAGATCCCGACCCACTGCTCGGGCGAGATCGGTTCGAGCGTCGGCTCGGCGTCGCCCTCGGCGGGCACGACGAGCTCGGCGTAGGCGCGGCCGCCGGCGTCTTCGGGGTCGCGGTAGGCGGCGGCCTGCTTCGCGGCGTCGTGGTAGTTGTAGTGGTAGATCTGATCGATCAGGACGTCCGGCCGGGCCGGGTTCCGAGCGCCGATCTCCGCCCACACCTGCCCGGGGAGCTGCGTGAACCGGATCGTGATCAGGGTCCCGTCGGCGAGCGCGGCGCGCTCCTGCTCGAGCTGCTCGAGCTGCTCGGTGAGCTCGCCGATCTTCGCGTCGCGGGCGGCTTCGATCTCACCCGTGCGCGGGCTGCTCATCCGCGCGTCGCGGGTCGCTTCGGCCAGCTCGAGGTCGGCCTGCGTCGACACGTCGATCTGCTGCTGCTCGGTCGCGAGGATCCGCGCGTCGATCGCTTCGAGCTGCTCGGCGATCGCCTGATCGAGGGTGACGTCGACGTCGCGGTGCGCGCGCTTCGCGGACCGCGCACCGGCGATGAGGTCATCGAGGGATGAGGGCATGAGGGGTCTCCTGTCGCTGGGATCGTCGCCGGGATGCACGGGCTGCAGGGGGGCCGTCCCAGCGACGGATGCGGCCCCCCTGCAGGTCTCATCAGGTCAGCGCGAGGTCGCGCTGCGTGACGGCCTTCACATACAGCGACTGCGTCTTCGTCTGCAGGGCGTTGTCCGCGGGCGGGTCCTTCCGCTGCTTACCGGCCTGCACCGTGTAGACGTCGACGAGCTGCGCCGCGGCCGGGTCGGTCGCGTTCAGGACCGAGTCGCGGACCACGATGAAGCCATAGGTGCCTTCGAGCAGCGCGACGTTCGCGACGTCGAGCGCCGCGGAGCCGTACACGTACTGCACCTCGACGGCCTCGCTGAAGTTGCCCTGCCCGTTGAGGACCTGCTTCTGCGACATACGGCCGTCGGAGATCGAGTTCTCCGTGATCGTCGGACGCCAGCCGGTCGGCGTGAGGCTGTAGGTGATGTCCTTCGCGGTGCCGGCGAGCAGCGCAGCGGCCGTCCCGGCGAAGGGGGTCCCGGGCGTGCCGGGGACGAACCAGATCCGGAGGTTCCCGGTGATGGGGACCGAGGGCGGCGTCGGGGATGCGGTCATGCGTGAGCTCCTAGTTCAGGGGTCGGTGATCGGTCGGGGGTCAGAATCGGCCGCGGGTCGCGGCGTCGCCGGTCGACTCGCCCTCGGGCGTGTCCTTCGCGGGCGCCTTCGGCTGCGTCGACGGGGACTGCGTCGCGTCGGCGGCCGCGGTCGCGTCGGCGTCGCGGACGACCTCGAAGTCCTCGGGCCACCGCTCGACCCACCGCTCGTCGACCTCGATCAGCGGGGCGTCGGGGTTGTCCTTCTCGCGGACGGTGATGAGTGCCATGCGGTCATGCTCCTTCGGTTGTGGCAGGGGATGAGTAGAAGTCGAACTGGTCGACCCCGTAGAACAGGACGGGCTGCCGTGAGTCGTCCTTCTGCACGGGCTCGGAGGCCTCGTGAGTGATCGGCTCGCACGTCCACCCGGGGACGGTGAGCGTGTAGCCGCGGAGCTGCCCGATGACCTTCTCGGCGACCCCGTCGGCCTGCGATTTGCTCGCGCCGACCGAGTGCACCCAGATCGTCTTCCGGATCCGGGTCGGCTGCCCGCCGGTGAGCCGGTCGGGTGCTGCGATGCCGCGGTTCGAGTGCACGTTCACGTACCGCTGCGGCTGTCCCTTCACGTCGCCGTCGAAGACGGTATCGACGAGCTGCGGGACCTCGCGGATGCGGGCGAGGACCGACGCGTCATGCGCGCGCGTCATGGGAGGCCTGCTTCCTTCTCGGCGGCGTGCAGCGCGAGGTCGAGCCCGTGCTCGAAGTCGGCCTCGTTCTGCTGCAGCGCCGCGGCACCGTAGCCGTGCGGCGGATTGTGCACCGACCCGTTCTCGAGGAGCCGGACGATGCCGGCCTGCCGGCCGGTGCCGCGCTTCGCGCCGATCTCCGCCTGCAGGACCGTCACCCCGAACGCGTCGAGGTCGGTGACGTCGTAGTCGATCGCGTGCCCGGTGCGGGCAGCGTGCCCTTCGGTGTAGAGCTTCCCGTTCCAGGCGTCCTTCGTCTTCCGAGCGGTCACCGTGACCGCGGAGCGGAGGTTCCTCCGCGTCAGGCCGGGCAGCCGCGCGAGGTCGGCGGCGAGGACCCCGATCTGGGAGGCGTCGAGGTTGATCCCCTCGGTCATGCGCCGCCTCCGACCGGGTCGAGCTCCTCGACGGGGAATCGGTGCGCCGTCGACTGGGTCTGCGAGTGCAGGCCGCGGATGATGAACTTCCGGCCGGTCAGCGACGGGTCATCGCCGCCGTCGGTGATCGTGACGGTGTCGCCGACCTTCACCGTCCCGGAGGTGAGGACGGGCAGCGCGAGGGTCGGCTGTTGCATCGCGAGGAGCTGCCCTTCGACGTCGCGGGTCTGCACCCGGGCGATGAGGGACCGGACCCGGCAGGGGCCGGCGTAGATCTCGTCATCGGTCGGGTCGGTGTCGGTGAGGTTCAGCGTCGACGTGTCGAGCGAGACGAGCGTGAGCCGGGTGATCCGGCAGCTCGAGGTCATCAGCCGTTCGGCGGCGCGGCGGCCGGCGGCGAGGGTGCTCGCGACGCTCACCAGCCGACGCTCCCCGACATCGGCGGCCAGGTGTCATCCGTCCGGGTCGGGAACCAGTCGCGGACCGCGACGGGGTTCGGTACGGCCCGGACCGAGAAGGCGCCCTCGGGCTTCCCTGTCCCGGCGCCGAGCAGTGTCCGCTCCCCGTCGGTGAGCTGCAGCTGCCCCGTCGAGACGGCCGCGTCGAGCCGGCGGGTGTGATCATCGATCGTTTCCTCGAGGACCCCGTCGGGGTTCTGCAGGACGCGGATGAGCATCGCGCAGGTGACCTGCACGACGACCTGCCGGATCGGCGCGTCGGCGGCGAGGAGCGGGTCATCGAGCGCGGTGCCGACGTCGGGCAGCTCGACGAGGATCTGCCGGAACGCGTCGCTGAGGGCGGTGTCCGCCCAGGCCGTCTCCTCGGGTGTGAGGGGGCGCAGCATCCGGTTCCCGAGGTCGGTCACCGTCGCCTGATTGATCGCCATGCTGCGCCCCCTTCCCCGGTCAGCGGTTACTCGTCGACTGTGTCGGCGTCGTGCCGGCCACGGGCACCGCGCCGGTGTCGAGGCGTCGCGTCGTGCGGACCTTCCGCCAGCCGCGCGCGAGACGGTCCTCGACGTCGCCCTCGGGCACCTGCACCACGTAGGGCACGCCCGGCAGCGTCATCGGAACGCGAGGCAGTCCGTCATGCGTCATCAGGACTGCACCGCGTCGGTGACCTTGACGAAGTAGCCGAGGTCGCGGATGCGGAACCCGATCTCGATCTCCGCCCGGACGGCGAACATGTTGCGCTCGAACAGGTTGAGCTGCGTCGCCCCGTCGGTCAGGGTCGCCTGATCTGAGATCGCGATCTTGACGCCTTCGACGCTGCCCCAGTAGGCCTTCGACCAGTCGCCGCCGAAGCCGAGCTGGCGGGCGGTGCCGGCGCCGGCGCCGTCCGCGTCGGCGAGGTACGCGACGCGGGAGCGGATGAACGGGGAGCCGAGCAGCTCGTTGCTGCTGAGGTCGAGCAGCGGCCGGCCGAGGGTGTCGGTCGCGCCGCCGAGGACCGCGCGGCCGGCGGGCGACAGGACCCACGCGTTCAGGTCGCCGTCCTGCGCGCCGTAGGTCGCGACGGCGGCCTGCGCGGCGGTGAGACCGGCCCACGTCTTCCCTGTGACGCCGACCTCGGTCGCGGCGCCGAGGGTGTCGAAGTCGCTGCCGGGCTTCCCGCCGTCGGGACCGAACACGGTGAGGTCGAACTTCTTGGCGAGCGCGAGCGGGAGCCGGCTGACGAGGATGTTGTAGAGGTTGTCGAGGTCGCGGCGGAACTGGTTGGAGAAGGGCACGATCACGGCGAGGGTGTACGCGGTGATGACCTTGTTGTCGAGCGTCGCGCGGGAGATCGGCTTGATCTCGGTCTCCGCGACCCAGTCGGCGACGGGGTCGCCGGTGATGATCGGCACCTGCACGCCCTGGCCGGGCAGCGGGATCTGCTGCGCGGCGCGCATGATCGCGGACTGCTCCTGCGTCGCAGCCCAGATCTGGTTGCTGACGACCGGGGGGAGCGCGACGCCGGTAGTGCCGCGGTAAAGGTCGGTTCCTGCCATGAGGGTTCTGTCTCCTGTTTCGGGGGATTACTGGCTGAGCAGCGACCCGAGGGTCGCTTTGAACTGGGCTTGCGCGGACTGCGCCGGCGGCGTCCGGGATCCCTGCGAGGGGTCCGGGCGGGGCGCCGGGGTGCCCTTCTGCGCACCCATCAGGGCGAGCAGCGATTGGGCGTCGGCGGCGAGCTCCTCGGCGGTGCTGCCGACGAGCCGGGCGGCGAGGTCGCGACCGAGGCCGTGATCGACCGCGGTCGAGAGCCGAAGATTCTCCGTGCGGAGGTCGGTGACCTCGCTCGTCAGGGAACCCTGCCCGGTCTCGAGTTCGGTGATCCGTGCCGCCTGCGTCGTGAGGGTCTGCTGCGCTTCGCGGAGCTGCCGCTCCGCGTCCGCGCGAGCGGTCCGCTCCGCCTGCAGGGCACGTCGTCCCGCTTCGCCGAGGTCAGCGGGATCGCCCTGCTGCTCCTGCTCGGGCGGTGCGCCGGCCGCGGTGTCCCGCGGGTCGCCGGCGTAGCCGCCTGCTTCGAGGTCGACTGTTGCATCGGTCATGGGTGCTGTCTCCGAATCGCTCGGGGTGGAACCGGCCGGCGTCGCACCGGTCGGGGGTCTCGTTTCACGAGGATCGGGCTCATCCGAGGCTGATCCCTCGGGAGCGGTAGAACGCGTCGGCGATCTGCCGATCCTCGCGGATGATGTCGTCGCGGCGGCGGAGGTACGCGCCGATGTTCTGTGATCGCTCCGCCGCGGTCGTCGGATAGTCGAGGTAGCCGGCGTCGCGGAGGAGGACCTGCCGCAGTCCCGGGTCGCCGGTGAGTTCGACGATCGTCTCGGGCATCAGCCGGATCCGTTTCGTCGTCGCGGAGCGGGTGCCGACCTTCCGGGTGCCGACCCCGGCGACGCGTTGCCGTTTCGCGAAGTCGCCGCGGCTCGTGGTGCCCTCCCCGGTGACGTAGCCGAGGATCGGGGTCCCGTCGGGCCGGTGCCCGATCACCGCGCGTTCCAGCATCCGGCCGGAGTGCGGGAGGGTGCGGCCGTCGACGATGGAGCCCGAGTAGGCGATCCCGCGGGCTCCGCGGCGGGCGGAGACGACCGCGATCGGGTCAGCGCCGGCGCGGATCGCTTCGGCGCCCGCCCGCGTGAAGATCCGATCCTGCTCCGCCGCGGTCATGCTCGCGAAGTACGCATCCGGTGACGTGAACCGGTGCGGGACGCCCTTCTCGCCGCCTTCGGGCACCGGGACGGCGGTGCAGCGGCAGCCGGGATGCCGGAGGAACGGGGTCCGGGATGACGCAATCCCGGCGAGCATCGCGCAGCGGGAGCAGGCGCCGGCGGAGATCTCCCGGACGTAATGCGTGTACCGGTGCGCGCTCATCGCGGTCAGATCGGAGGAACGGGCGGTGTCGAGCGTCGCCGTGCGGACCATCGTCTGCAGGTAGATCTGTCCGACGTTCAACGCTGACGCCAGCCCGGATCCGCGGCCGATGACGGTCTTCGCGGAGGTCACCGCACCGTACAGGAGCCCGTCGAGGGTGCGCCCGGACGCGTCGACCCCGGCGAAGGAGCCGGGCAGGACATCGGTCGCGCCGTCCGCCGAGATCCCGTCCGCGGAGGCGGTGCGGGCGAGGTAGGCGGATGCGCCGGCCGCGACGGCGGTCTGCGCTCGAGCGGTCAGCGCGGACACGGTCTCGCCGATGTTCGCCCAACCGGAATCGAAGTCGGGACCCATCTGCTTCCGCCACAGGATCGCGGCCTGCCGGGCGGCGCGGTCCGCGGTCGCGGCGACGCGGACCTGCCGCGCCTGCCCGATGTCATGCGGCATCCGGCACCGCCTCGCCGCCGCTAGCCGCGAGCTCGCCGGCGACGTGCCCGGCCTCGATCGGGGCCGTGTCGTGCTGCTGCCCGCCGGCGGACGCGGCGATCGCGAGCTGCACGGCCGTCCCGGTGTCGAGCGCGAGGTCCGCCGCGCGACGCTGTTTCATCAGCTCGATCTCCTGCGGGGTGCGGCCGAGTTTCTCCTGCGCGGTCTCCCAGTCGATCAGCCCGGCGGCGTACTGCTTCCCGATCGCGTCGGTGACCTGCGCGATCGTCGGGGTGCCGGCGTCGCGCCAGATCGCTTCGATGCGTCGCAGGTCGAGGGAATCGTCCTGCCCGGTGAGGCGCAGCGCGATCCGCGCCATCTGCTCCCACGCGTGCCCGAACGAGGTCTGCTTCCGCTCGGCTTTCTTGATCAGCCGGGTCTCCCCGGCCCGCTGCCCCTCCGCGGACGGCGGGTTCTGCGAGTGCAGACCGAAGTAGTCGATCGGCATCCCGGCGACCGATGACGCCTGCGCGGCGTACAGGTTGACCATCGTCTCGAAGTTCGACAGGTCGGTCGCGTCGAACTGGACAGCCTTCCCGTTCGGGTTCGCGAGCGCCGTGATGCCGGACATGTAGGCCTGGAACGCGCCCGTCATCGTCCCGTCGGGGTTCAGGAAGTCGGTCTTCGTCGCCCCGAGCAGGACCCGGTGCGGGACCGCGTGAGTCTCCTGCGCGAGCTGCGCGTTCGTGATCGCCCGCGAAGCGGACTCCGCGATCGGGATGACGTCGTTCATCTCCGAGACACCCTCGATCAGCGCGGACCGCCGCCGGGTGACCCGGTCCCGGTTGACCATCGGGACGACCGGCACGAGCCCGAGGCCGTGCTCATCCGGGTCGTCCTCATTCACCCAGACGCCGTCCTGCCGGATCAGCCAGTAGGTCGTATCGGGCAGGTACAGCGTCGCGCGGGTGCCGTTCATATCGGCGGTCTGCTGCGTCGGAGCGCCAGCGTTCTGCTCCCCGTACAGTCGCAGCGCCGCGTCGACCCGTCGGGTGCGCGGGTTCCGGATCGTCGCGACCTCGAGCGCGGACTCGATCGTCACGATCGGGATGTCGGGATCCTCCTCATTCGAGCCGATGCAGAGGAACGAGCGGCCGATCGCGAGCGCGTCGGTGTGCGCCTGCGACTGCAGCTCGTCGAGGTCGTTGTACTGCCACAGGTCCCACAGGTAGTCGTCGGCAGCGCCGCCCCCGAGCCGGAACCCGACGACATCGAGCCGCTGCTCGCAACCGTCGACGGTCACCCGCGGCCAGTTGAGGATCACCCCGAACTGCTGCAGCTCGGGCGGGATCGCGAGCCCGAGCTGCACGAGCGCCTGATCGCCTTCGTAGTAGTCGTTCAGCGCGATCGTCTGCCCGCGGGTCATCTCGAGCTGCTGCTGCAGCCGCCAGAACAGGCCGGCGCCGTCCTCGGCGTCGCCTGCCAGCAGCGGCAGGGGCTCGTTCGCGGTCTCGTCGGTCACGGGATCCTCTCGGGGGGTTGCACGGGAAACGGGTCAGCGCCAGCCGAACACGAGGACGTCGCTGCTCGCCGCTTCCGCGGTCGCGCCGGCGGCGATCGCGTCCGACACCGCCTCATGCGCGAGGACCGACGACATGACGATGTCGATCTTCTGCGCCTGCGACGGCTTCCCGATGATGTACGACTGCGCGGACCGTGGCCGGATGATCGCGTTCGCGAAGTGTTGCGTCGCACGCGTGTCCGCGTCGACGGTGAGCCGCTCGGCGCCGGCCTGGGTAGTCAGATCGGTGCGGAACCGTTCGAGCGCGGCGTGCATCGGATGAACCCGATACGTCGGCCACTCGATCACCCGGTCGGTCCCGTACTTCCCCTGCAGGTAGGAGATCTGCGACTCCCAGCCCGGCGGGTCGAGGTAGCAGCGCACCACGTCGTAGGCGGTGAACAGGTAGTCGAACGCGGCGAGGACGTCCTGCCGCGGCACCCGCCCGCCGGTCTCCGCCGGGTTCCAGACCGTCAACCGCCCGAACTGGTCCGTCGGCGTGAAGTTGTGCAGGTCGAAGCTCTCGGCGCGGACCGCGGTCCAGTCGTCGACGTCGGAGCCGTCGAAGCCGAGACAGATCCGCCCACCGGCCGGCCGGTCCCGCACCGAGATCCGGTCCGCGAGGGCCCCGTCGGGCAGCCAAGCACCCGACCCGGTCACGATCCGGTTCCCGAAGAACCGCTCCGCCTGCGCCGGGTCGGTCTGCAGGAGCTCCGCGGCTTCCGCCTCGATCGAATCGAGGTCGACCCACGGGCTGCCGGCGTACACGATCGCGTGGATCCTCGCCCGGTCCCGTTTGTTGCGGTAGGACAGCCCGGCCGGCGCCTGACGCATGAACCGGAACACGTCGGCCGACGCCGACTCGTGCGTCCGCTGCGCCGTCGACTGCTCCGCCGGGTTCCACGCGTTCGACGTCTCGATCGTCCGGCCGCCCATCCCGGCAGCGCCGCGCCGCTGCGCCTCCGCGACGTCGACCATCCGCGACTGCTTCGTGTACAGGCCGCTCTCATCCTGCAGCGCGAACGAGATCGGGTTCCCGACCCGGGACCTCGCGCTCGAGGTCACCATGTCGATGCGGTCGAGATCATCATCATCAGCATGTGAGCCGACGATCCGGATGAAGTCCTCCCGGACCAGCAGGAGATCCGCGAGCGGCCCGAGGCGGATCATCGCCGTCAACGGCCGCCACACGTTCGCGACCTGATCCTCGCTGTTCGCCGTCAGCTGCAGAAGCGGCGACGGATGCCGCATCCCCATCGGCTCACCCGGCAGGTACTCGTACTCCCACCCGCACCGGCAGCCATGCTCACTGCACGCATACCCGTCGCCGGCCTCCGCCCACCCGGCGAAGATCACCGGCCCGACCGCCTCCGCCGCGGAGATCCCCGCAGCCCACGGGCCCTTCCCCGTCTTCTGCGGCAGAACGATCTGCGACCGCCGGTGCACGAACGCCTGGTTCAGGAGCGGCTCATCGGGGATCCACACCGCCTCCGGCCGGATCCGGTAGTGCTGCGCCGTGCAGTAGAATTGCCAGTCCGACTGCCGGAAGTCGGCGCCCCGCCGGAACCCGTCAGGCACCCGCGCGTGCTGCGCGAGCCACCCGTCGAGCAGATCACCGAGCGTCGGGAAGTCGACGAGCAGCTCGTCGCTCACTCGCCCGCGGCCTTCCGCAGCCGCCTCACCGGCGCCGGCCGATCCTCCACCACCGGCGGCTCCTCACGCTTCGCCGCGACCTGATCCACCGGGATCCGCCACCTGAGCGCATTCATCCCCACCGTCGAGATCCCCAGCGTGTCCTCCTGCCGCAGGACCGCCGTCGTCAGCGACGCCGGCGCACCCGGCTCCGTCGCCGCGAGGAACGTCCGGCAGTAATGCGCGACCTGCCAGGTCAACCCCTGCCGAGCCCACATCGCCGCCTGCGGCTTCCGCCACAGAACCTTCCACAGCTTGTCCTCCGCCGCCGTCTTCCCCTCGAGCGGGAACCGCGGAATCGTCCCCGCATGCTTCGCCGGCAGATCCGTCCACCCGCCACGATCCGTCCGCCGCTCACTCCGAGCGCTATTCGGATCCGGCGCCGGACCAGACCTCGCATGACCTCCGCTAGGCATCAGGGAACCTCCTCCGCCGCATCGCACGGCCGTCGGGGATGAGCCGAGCCAGCATCGCGCGCAGCTCGGAAGTGTGCAGACCCGATCTTCTCCGAGACAGAGGGCCAACCTGTCGACAAGGCACGCCGGACACGGCGAGGGATCCGCCGAGAGTGCCCAACCCCGGAGTCTTTGACTCGCCGCACCCCCGAGCCGCCGCCCCGACGGTCCCGGGCGTTGCCGCCTTGGGGGGTGCCCCCACCCCTCGGGGGGCTGGTTGGTGAGCGGCACGGGCGAGGCAAGCGGCCCGCGGGACGGCGAGCATTGGGCTCGGGTCCGGGCTCCGTGCCGCTCGGTTGTGAGGGTAGCGGGTGGGCGGGTCAGGCGATGCGGGTGATGCCGGCGGGGAGTGTTGTGGGGGGTTGCCAGGCGGGGCGGTGTGCGCGGTTGCATGCGCGGTGTTCGGGGCCGTGGTAGCGGGTGCGGTCGGTGTCGTCGTGTCCGAGGTCCCAGGGTTCGGCTGCGGGGATGAGGTAGGGGCAGCCGGGTCGGTGGCAGGTGACGAGGCCGGTGGCGACGAGGGGTGCCCATTGGGCGCGGAGTTGCTCGTGTTCGCGGCCGTAGCCGCGTTGGGTGCGGGTGCCGCGTGCTTGGTCGGTCTGTCGGGTGTGTGGGGTGCAGCGGGTGCTGGTGGTGAGGGTGGGGCAGCCGGGTTCGGCGCAGACTTTCACGGGGTACAGCCTGCCTGCTGGTAGAGACACTTCTGCCGCGACGGGGTACAGCGTGCCAGATTGTGTGCGGTGTCGCGAGAGCGACGGGGGTGTGCGGCGTGTCGCGTCGGCGTCAGGCGGGGATCTCGGCGGCGGGGACGGCGCAGGCGCAGCGCATCCAGTACGACGGTGCGAGGACGCGGGTGACGAGCACGTCGCAGCGGCAGCCGGTGTCGGCGTGTTCGCTGCGGTAGTGCCCGCAGGTCGGGCAGAGGTCGAAGCGGTCGCCGGTCATGCGTCGCCGTCGTCGGTGTAGGTGAACCGGTAGGCGCGCATGGGGGGCAGCTCGATGCCGGTGTCGGGGTCGGTGCGGGGGAAGTTCTGCCGGTAGTCGCGTTCCTCGGTGCGGTGCAGGGTGCCGATGGCGTAGCGGGCTGCTTTGCGGTCGGCGGACTGTCGGGCGATGCGCCAGGCGGTGTCCTCGCCGATCTCGGCGATGATCTGCTCGGCGATCTCGATGAGGACCCCGTGACGGTGGGGCGGTTCGGGTGCGTGATCGAGCTCGGGATCGCTCACGACGACGCCTCCAGACGGGCCGCGAGAGCACGCATACGTTGGATGAACTCCTTGGTTCCGAATGACGTGTAACCGAGCACCTCGGCCGCCTCGTGCGCTTCCTCGGGGCTGAGGACGACGCCCTCGACGGGACGCACGAGCGCGAGGATCCGGTCGATGACCTCGGCGTCGGAGACGACCCGGTCGCCCTGCAGCCGGTTGACGTTCGCCCGCACAACGGCGAGAAGCGCGTCGCGGTCGATGCTCTGCGGCGGGGTGGCGTCCACGGACACCGCATCGAGGATGGCAAGCACGCCGGGAATCAGATTGCGGGGGCCGTTGCCCTTTGCTGCAATCCGCATGAACTCGCGGATCTGTGTCAACGCCTCCACCGGGGTCATGCGGGGGTCTCGAGGTCGCGGAGGACGGCGGCGCGGATGACGTCGGATGCGGTGACGCCTTGCTGTTCGGCGCGGCGGTTGATCGCTTCCCAGGTGGGGTCGTCGAGGCGGAGGTTCCGGATGGGGTTGCCGCGGCTGTAGTGGCGGCGGCGGTCGGCGGTCTGTTCGGGTGTGGGGTCGGTCATCGGGGTTCCTTCGGGAGGTCGGTGATGCTGGGGCGGTTGCGGATGCGGAGGACGTCACCCTCGGTCGGTGGTCATCGCGGGGGTTCTAGCGTCCGGTGCCGGAGCCTGCGGCGGCGAGGTCGGCCTGCTTGACGTAGAGCGCCATGCGGTTGGCGATGACGGCGGCGGTCGTGGCGGTGGGGTGTACGCCGTCGTCGGAGCCGTGGAGGCCCCATGCGTTGCTCACGGCGCGGTAGTCGGCGAACGGGTCGGCGTAGAGCCAGCCGTGTTTCGCGGCGAGGGCGACGAGGGTGCGGTTGTAGGCGATGCCTTTGTTCTGCCGGTTGACGTGGGTGATGTGGTCGTCGGTGATGTCGGACGGGGGGAGGAATGCGAGGAGGACGTGCGCGGCGCGGACCTTGACGGCGAGGGTCTCGATGTTGTGGGCCATCTGCCAGGCGGGTAGACGGTGGTTCACGTCGTTGGTGCCGAGCATGATGACGAGGACGTCGGCGTCGAGTCCGGCGGGGATCGCGGTGAGGACCTGTCCGCTGTCGTATCCGGCGTGCTGGTAGCCGCCCGCGTAGGTGATCGCGGGGTCGTCGAGTTGGTGGAGCCAGGACTGGGGGGCGGCGGAGACACTGTCTCCGGCGACGACCATGCGGATCGGGGTGCCCGTGTCGGCGGTGGCGGGTGCCGGTGCCCCGATGGTCGCTGCGGCGATGCTGCCAGCGATGAGGGCGGGGAGGAGCGCGAGGGTCGCGACGGTCCGGCGGCGGGGCGTGGTGGTCATGCGTAAGACACTACAGCCGATGTGCGTAAGACACAATAGGCGCGCGCGATTAGAGGCCACGATTCACCGAATAGCAGCCGGCGGCGATGAGGGATGCGCAGGCGCCGATCGTCTCGGTGAGGGCGAGCCAGGGGATCGGGGTGAGCAGCGCGGCGATCCCGAGCAGCGCGAACAGGAACAGGCAGTCGAGGATCAGCCAGCGGCGCAGCGGATCGGGTCGCGGTGCTGCAGCGAGGGGCGTGCGCTCGAGGTCGGCGAGGACCTGCGTCGGGTCGGTCACCGGTGCGCGATCAGGTAGCCGGCGACGACGAGCGCGAAGGCGAGGAACCCGGCGAGGGCGGTGAGGGTGATCAGGAGCAGCTCGCGGTGACGGTCGCCGTCGGGGCGGCGCATCAGGGGTGCCAGGGCGGCGGCGGCGGGTCGGCGGGTGCGTGCATGACGGCGAGCAGCGCCTCGATCGCGAGGGGGCCGTGCACCTCGGATTGCCAGTCAGCGAGGCGGCGGAAGTGTGTCTCGCAGAGCGCTTGCCCGTTCGCGATCGTGACGGCGGCGGGGACGCGGCTCGGTTCCTCGATCCCGTCGTTCCAGATCCGGGTCTGCGGGCCGCCGGTGGCGGGGTCGCGGAGGCAGAGCGCGCAGAGGAGGTTCACGGGCGGTCCCATTCGGAGAACCCCATCGTGCCGGTCGCGCGCTCGAGGATCTGCTGCGCCGGCAGGGCGAGGGGCCGCGGGGTGTCGAGCCAGATCTCCGCGTCGGCGATCTGCACGTCGATCCCGAGGTCGCGCCAGAGGCGCATCGCGGCGGTCATCGCGCGGTGACGCTCAGTGAACCGGACGCCGACGCGGCGGGTCGGGATCCCGGTGCGGGGCCGGGCGATCTCGCTGATCCTCATGCGTCGCCCTCGGTGATCGCGCGTTCCCACCAGGCGGGGTCGATCCACGGTCCGGGCGGTTCGGGCATCGGGGGAGCCGGCTGCGGATCCGGCCACGCGACGGTCGTGACGACAGGGATCCCGAACGCGTCGCGGGCGTCGATCCGGGGCCGGATGCCGGAGGCGGCGAGCATCAGCTCGGCGATCTGCTGCCGGACGTCGGCGGCGGGCTGCCGGTCGGCTGCGGGACCGAACGCGGATCGGCTCATTCCGGTTCCTCTGCGCTGCGCATCGCGTCGACGACGTGCTGTCGGGCGAGCTCGGCGACGCCCGCCGCGAGGCCGTGCGCGGCGGCTGCGCCGGCGGCGGGGCCGATCGCGTAGCCGGCGGAGTGCTGCAGCGGCAGCGCGCCGGGCTCGTCGACGATCCGGGTCAGCTCGTAGGCGACGACCCACGCGCCGACGGTGCCGGTGTTCCCGATCTCGGCGGCGAAGGTGTGCACGGCGTCGTCGAGCCGCTGCAGCGGCGTCCGGTCGTCGGTCATGCGCTGCGTCGCTTCCCGGTGATCTCGGCGGCGAGGTCGCGGGCGCCGTCGATGCCGGCCCAGACGTGTGAGCAGGCGCGGCAGGTGACGACCGAGCGGGTCGCGGGGATCCGGACGGTGACCTGCAGCGCGCGGCCGTGCACGTCG